CCCGAGCCGAATCCGCAGAAAGGCCTGCGCACGTTTGAATGTTACCTGACCGAGCAGCAATTCGATACAGTGACGTGCGCGATTGACGAACAGATCGCAAGTGGCGTCGACATGGATGTAGCGAATCCAGACAAGCGCGGCAATGCGCTATATCAAATCTTGAGAAATGAGAACACGGACTAAATACGTACTTGAAGATGAGGACGGCCAGATGACAAAACGTCAGGTCGAGGCCTACCGGTACGTCTATCTGCATGGTTGCAGCCATGATGAGGCGGCTGGCTTGATGCAATGCAGTCGGTCGAATGTGACGCACCTGTTGCAACGGTTAAAAAAAAGGTATCCGCGGGCATTCCCAGCCGAAACGGGGCCAAAACGCATAATTCGACTTACCAACGGGATGGAAAAAGACATCGAGCAGAAGTTTTGAAGTCACCGCCAACAGTTATAGTGAGACGACGGGCAGTGTGGGTGCCACCCATACTGCCCTTATTGTTTATGCCAAAGGCAGCAAGGAGACATCGTGATGCGGTAAAGCGATCCGCTGACAACCGACCGAGCGCGAGCGCGCGCGGATACAACCGACGATGGCATAAAGCACGGGCAGAATGGCTCCGTACGCATCCGCTGTGTGCTGCATGTTTGAAGGCCAACCACATCACGCCAGCCACGACTGTCGACCATATCAAACCACACAAGGGTAACCAGATACTGTTTTGGGACCGCAGCAACTGGCAAAGTTTATGCACGATGCACCACAACCAGAAGAGCGCGACCGAGGGGGGTTAAAATCTCTACAACCTGCGCCGCGGAGACCGCACGCAGAAGCGCGCGTTTTTTTTCGCGAGTTTTGAGGGGGGGGGTATGACATGGCCAAACGCGGACCTAAACCTATGCCTACAAAGATTTTGAAGCTGCGCGGCAGTAATCGCGCCGGGCGCCGAAAGGGGGGGGTTAACGTACCCTTAAATCGACCTCGGATTCCGCGCTGGCTGACTGGTGAAGCACGTCGGGAGTGGCAGCGGACGGCGCCGCTGCTGGCGCGATTGGGCTTGTTGACGCAGATTGACCGGACGATGCTGGCTATTTATTGCCAGGCGTTTGCCGACTGGCGTCAGGCGGACCGATTTCTGCAGGATATGATCGCCGGTGGCAGTGGCGTGGTCGTCGTGACGAAGAAAGGCAATGTCGTGCAGAATCCGGCGTTAGCAGTGCGCAATCAAGCGGTGGAGCGGCTCCGCAAGATAGCCGCGGAATTTGGCATGTCGCCAGCCAGTCGCGTCGGTCTTGAAACACAGCCGCGCGCGACGGATCAACAGCAAAAACAACGATTTTTCGGAGGAGCATAAAATGGCCCTGACAGCAAATCTTAGTTTGGGATTGAACATCGAATTCAGTAAGTCACTGGACTTGAGTACGCCAAAAGACACGCTGAGCCAGAATCGCGGTAAGACCTTGAACAACGGCACAGGCGCCGACCAGGCTGATACGGTTTGGCATGACAAACGCACGCTGGGTGATGGCGAGAATGAGACGCTCGATTTTCATGATGGGTCGCTGAGTGACCCACTGGGTGGCGCATTGACGTTAGACGAACTGAAAGCATTGTACATCAAAAACTACTCCAGCGACGCGGGCCTCAAGATTGGCGGCGCAGCGGCGAATGCACTGGGCTTGTTTGCTGATGCGACCGACATATTGCTACTACCACCCGGCGGTGAATTGCTATTTACGGCGCCGGGCAGCGGAGGAATCGACATCACAACCAATAGCGATTTGAAATTAGAGCATGATGGCACCGGCTCGAGCAGCTTAATCTACGACATTGTAGTGATTGGTGTCGATTAAACATGACACTTGCTGTGGCAAATCGCGTCTCGAAAAAGTGGCGGCGCTTGTTGTGCAGTCTGCCGGGTTACGACCCGTTCGAGCTGGCAGGTGATTGTTGCTTCGATGAGGACGAAGCGCAGCGGGCAATCGATTTTTTCCCGACGTTTCTTACCCACGTCAAAGGCCCGAAAGCAGGTCAGCCGTTCGAACTCGAGCGGTGGGAACAGGCAATCATTGCGAATTTGTTTGGCTGGAAACGCCCAGACGGACTGCGACGATTCCGCGAGGGATTTGTCTTTGTCCCGCGCAAGAATGGCAAGACGACGTTCGGTGCTGGCATTATTCTGTATGTCGAAACCTGTGACGGCGAGCCGGGCGCCGAGATTTACAGCTCTGCCAAAGACCGCGCGCAGGCGCGATTGATATTCGAACCGGTCAAGCGCATGACCTTGGCATCGCCTGAGCTGTCGGAACGCCTCACAGTTTATCGAAACTCCGTCATTGCAGTTGACCCGGCTACCGGCACTGAGACCGGGACATTCTACACGCCGCTCAGCGCCGAAGTCAGTACGAAACACGGTTACAACAGCCATCTGATCATCAATGACGAACTGCATACGCATGATGACAGCGAACTGATTGATGTCTTGGAAACATCGGTGGGCGCCCGGGCGCAGCCATTGATTCTGCATATCACGACGAGCGATTACGACCGGCCCAGCATTTGCAACGAGAAATATGATTACGCATGTAAAGTCCGTGAAGGTACAATCCGGGACCCTGCTTTTCTGCCGGTCATCTACAAAGCGGACAAAGACGACGACTGGACAAAAGTTGCAACATGGCGCAAGGCAAACCCGAATTATGGCGTCAGCGTCTTTGTCGATTATCTGAAAGCGAAGTGCCTCAAAGCGCAGGAGAACCCCCGCTTTGAAAACACGTTCAAGCGGTTGCATCTGAACTTGCGGACGGAACAGGCGATCCGTTGGATTTCATTAGACGTTTGGGATGGTTGCAGCTCCCCGGTCGTTGAAAACGAACTCATCGGTCAATCATGCTTTGTGGGCTTTGACCTTGCCAGCAATACCGACATTGCGACGTACGTGATGCTCTTTCCGCCGAATAGCGAATCGGAACTGTGGCGGGTCGTGGTGAGATTTTATGTGCCAGCGGAGAACGCGGAAAAGCGAGAGAAGAAAGACAAGGTGCCGTATGTAGCGTGGGCAAGAGAAGGTTTTATCAAGTTGACGCCCGGCAATGTAATTGACTTCGCTACGATCAAGGCGGATTTCGAACGGGATTATCAGCGTTTCGACATGCGCGAGATCGCATTCGACCGGTGGAATTTTGAGGGACTGCGTCAACAGTTTGCCGCAGACGATATTGCCGAGGACAAATTCGTAGCGTTCGGACAGGGTTATGTCAGCATGTCACCGGCCTGTACGGAACTGGAAAAACTATTATTGGCCAAAAAACTGGCACACAGCGCCAATCCGGTGCTTCGTTGGATGGCAGGAAATGTGGCGGTCGAGATGGATTCGGCAGGCAATGTCAAACCGTCTAAGAAAAAATCAAGCGAAAAGATTGACGGGGTCGTTGCACTACTGGAAGCGATTGGTCGCGCCCGAGTGACGGAACAACCAAAGCGGAGCTACTACGAAGACCACGACTTGACGGTCTTATGAGAGGACACCTTGCAATCATAGGTCTGATTTTGATGGCTGGCAGTGCTGGGGTTTTGGCAGCGATGTATTGGTCACGGCCGGTTGGTATCTGTGTCGCGTTGTTCATCGGCGGCGCTGGCCTCTTTTATGATGCGATGAAGGAAGATACATAGTGGGTGCAATCAGCCAATTCTTAGCAGCGCGGGCGCAATGGACCAAAGGCGGCAATCCGCGCGAGCCGCAGTATTGGGTCAAGAAATTATTCGGCGTTGGCGTCGACACGGATAGCGGCGTGCAGATTGATGAAGATGTGGCACTACGTTACTCGGCGGTCTGGCGGGCGGTGAACTTAATTGCTGGCACGATTAGCTATCTTTCGCTGCCTGTTTACGAACGTCAAGATGATGGCCGGCAACGCCGTCCAGAGCACCCAATCTATACACTAATCCATGACCGGCCGAATCCGTACATGGATTCGCAGACATGCAGGGAAACGTTGCAGGGACATGCGCTAACGTGGGGCAATGGCTACGCTGAAATCGAGCGTAACGGCGCTGGTCGAGCAATCGGCTTGTGGCCGTTGCGACCGGATCGAGTCACGCCGGAGATTACGGACGATGGGGTCGTCCATTATAAGGTGCGATTAAAAAGCGGCGGAACTGCACACGTCTTTTACGATGACATGCTGCACATCAAGGGCCTGGGTTTTGATGGGCTGCGCGGCTATCCCGTGATTGAATACGCGGCCCGTGAGCTGGGTCTTGGTATCGCAGCGACGAAATTCGGCGCCAAGTTCTTCGCCAATAACGCACGACCGGGCGGCGTTCTGAAGCACCCAGGCACGCTGACTGATGATGCGCTTGCCCGGCTGAAAAAGCAGTGGGCGGAAAAATATCAAGGCTTGGACAATGCGCATCGTGTCGCGGTCTTAGCCGACGGAATGGAGTGGCAGGCAACCGGGATTCCGCCGGAAGATGCACAATATATCGAAACTCGGAAGTTTGAAGTCACGGATGTTGCGCGTTGGTTTGGCGTGCCACCCCACCTGTTAGGTGAGTTGGATCGAGCTACGTTTAGCAACATCGAACACCAACAGATTGAATTTGTCATCTACACGCTGCTGGCCTGGGCGCGCCGATGGGAAAACGAAGCCAATTACAAGCTGTTCAGCGCGAAGGAACGGCAGAAGCTATTTTGTGAATTTCTATTCGATACGGTTATGCGTGGGGATACGAAGACCCGCTTTGAGGCCTATCGAATCGCGGTCAATACCGGCTGGATGTCACGCAATGAAGT